TGCTGGTCGAGCGCAGGTTCGCAGAGCCCTTCGAGGCGCCCGCGTCAGCGATCGGCTCCAGCTCCGGCGACAGGATCACGCGGATGCGGCCGGAGGCCAGGCTGCCCGCTTCGTACGGGTTCAGGCGGACGTCGCTCGGGTAGCTCGACGCCGGCTGCCAGCCCGGCAGCTTTTCGAAGTCCGGACGCAGGTGCTCGTGCGCGAAGGCGATGTAGCTCGGCATCAGACCCGTGGTGCCGATGCGGTTGCTGCCCAGCTTCAGGTCGCTGAAGGTCTTCCCCTTCGCGCTGCGCAGGATGGTGACCGCCTGGTCGATACGGCCGGCAGTGATGACGCCGTTGACGTTCTGGCGGAGGGCAATGGTCGACGAATTGAAGATGCGCTGGGTGCCGGACACCATGACCGCCCAGCGAATGGCGGTGCGATCCAGCTTGACCAGGTCATGGCCGACCTCGGCGACGCCCTTGGCGTAGTCGAGCGGATCCATGTCCTGCGCGAACTGGCTGTACGCGAAGGTCTCGGTGTACTCCTCGACGGTGACGTACACGTTCTCCTGCGCCAGGGCGCGGGCGGCGTTGTTCGTCCCCTCGACGATCGGGGTGGTGTTCTTCTCCGGCACCGCCCAGCGGGCGTAGCGGACCGAACGGCCATTCTTCTTGCTGTGGGACATGGAGCCGAACGCCATGTCGAGGACGTTGTCGGCCTCGGCGCGCTCGAGCATTTCCATGGCGGTGGCGTACTGCTCGGTCGACGAGCCATTCGCCCAGTTGTGATAGGTCTGAAGTGCCATTGTGGTCTCCTAGAGATGGATGATCGAAGGGTCAGCCCCGCTGTCGGCGGGCCTGCATTTGCTGCCAGATTCCTTCGACCACGGCATCCTCCGAGGCTCCCGGGGCGGCACTGGAGGCCGGCGCGGCTGCACTGTTTGGCAATGGCGTGATCAGATTGCCGCGTTGTTCCCGGCGAGCCAGGACCTCGGCAGCTCTCGGGTCGTTGCCGACCTGAGTACCTTGCGCCTCTTGGTAGTCCCGCCAGAAGGACGAGAGTACGAAGCTGCGCTCGGAGATGTTGGGGGAGTCCAGCATTTCCGTCAAGCGCTGAGGCACCGCGGCGCGCCAACGCGCAAACTCGGGCAGTGCCAGGGTCTGGCGGTATTCGGGGTTCTGCTCTTCCCACTTGAACAGGGTCAGCGCCGGGGCGATGTCATCGGCGCTGTCGCTCTCGGCCATGCTTCGGATCTGCTCCGGCTGGCTGTCGACCCAGCTCCAATAGCGCTCGGCCGCCGGCGTCTGGGAGACCCACTGCTTACGGGCGGCGTCCCAGTGCTGGCCGTATTGAGCGAAGTCCGGGTGCGCCGCCTGGAGGCGCGCGATCTCGGCCTTGGTGCGGATCTGAGTGAGTTCGGCGGACACCTCGCTGCGGACGTCCTGCAGCATGTCACTGACCACCGAACGGGCGATTTCGAACTGCTCCTGAGCGTCCTCGGGGTAGCGCTGGAAGTAGGCCTGGCGCTCCGGGCTCTGCCGCTTCAGCCAGTCCTGCAGCGACAGCTCGCGCTTCGCCACCGGCGACGGACGCCCCTCAGCGAGGCGACGCAGGCGGTCGACCTCGCGCTGCAACGGCTGCACACGCCCCATCTGCGCGGCGTAGCCGCGACGAGTTTCGTCCAGAGACCGCGTCAGCTTCTCACGCTGCCTGCGCTCGGCTTCCAGCTCGGCGGCAGTCTTGCCGATGGTCGCACGGACGCGCTCCTGCAGCTCGGGGGACAGCGAGCTGAACCCTGGGAACGGCTCGTCTTCACCGGCCTGCGGCGGAGCGCCTTCCGGCGCAGGTTCGCCGCCTTCCGGGGGCGCGTCTGCCTGCGCGTCTGCCTGCGCAGCGGGCGGAGCGTCGGGCTCCGGCGCGGCCGGCTCCGGTGGAGCGCTCTCCGGCGCAGGCGGCACGCTGCCACCGTTGCGCTTCGCGTCGAGCGCGCGGCCGATCTCCTCCAGCAGGTCGTCTTCGTTTTCGGGCTGCCCCGGCGGCGTCAAGTTCACGGTTGATTCCTTAGGTTGGCAACACCGGCGGGGTCACCGCCGGGGGTTTGGCGTGCGGGAGCTCCAGCAGTTGCTCCGTCAAACGGATTTGCTGCTGGAGCTCCCGCACCTGTTCGATGGTCGAAGCGTTGCGCAGGCCGCGCACGGCCTTGTCGCGGATCCGCTGCAGCTCTTCTGCAACGGTGCGCCACGTGATCGAGCTGACGTCAATGTCGGGCATCAGGCGAGCCTCGCGCCGGGGTTGCCCTCGACGGTGACCTCGAGCTGGTTCTCGGCGTCGCGCTGGGCCAGCTTCTCCGCTTCCACGCGAACCTTGGCGCCGGTCTTCTCGCGCTCCAGGCCGAGCTTCGCTTCGAGCTGCGCGAGGGTCAGCTGCTCCTTCAGCGCCAGCTCGGCGAACTTGATCTCGCGCTGCATCTGCGCGACTGCGATGCGCGACTGCGCCTCGTACTCGCGAATGTCGAGTTCGCGCATCTTTTCCTGATTGTCGAGCTGCCGATCCTGTTCGCGGAAAGCGATCTCGGCTTCGAGGCGCTGCTGGTCGATCTGCGCCTGGATGACACGCGGGTCCGGCGGCGGCTGCGGCATCTGCTCGCGCGCGGTCTTGACTTCATCCTCGTCGAGGAAGAGGTCCGCGTCCTGCTCCAGTGCCGTCGCCAGGCGCTGGTAGAAGACGTCCTGCCGCACGCGAATGGCAAGCTCAGGATCGGTCGCCTTGAGGTTGTTCAGCACCAGCAGACCTTGCGCTTTGATCTCGCGGGTGACGCTGTCGCTGACGAGCTTGGAGACCGGATCGAAATCGCCTTTGATGGCGGGATCCGGGTGGTAGATCATGTTGTAGTGGTAAGCAGCTTCCAGGAGCGGGGTGATCCACCCGTCTTCGCAGTTTTGTCCCACGTTGAGGATCGCCACCGCTGCCGCGCGCATCTGCATCGTCAGCCCGGTGGACGTCGGCGTCGCCGCGTCCGGCTGGCCCTGTGCGATCAGCGGCAGGTTGATCTCCTCGTCGAAAAACTCCATTCGCATCTTCAGCAACGCCAGGTACTGGTCGGCGTTGTTGTCGATCAGCATCGAGGACAGCACGTCCTGGATGCTCTTGGCGTCAGTGGAGTCGTCGATCTCCCACACCTTCGGGCCGCGCACGCGCAGGTCGCCGTCCACCGGACGGGCCAGGCCTTTGCGGTACCCGATCTGCGGGCCGGCGGAGACGACGGCATTGTGCTGCGCAGCGCGCCACAGCGCGTTGATCGACGCCTGGGCGTCGCGCGCGGCGTAGGGGATCCCGCCGCCGAACATGGTGTCGTCGATCGGGAAGAGCTTGGTGACGTAGTACGGCACCCGCATCGACCCTTCGACCTGCACCGGCTCCGCGTAGAGCGGGCGGCCGTCGCAGAAGTACATCTCTACCAAGGTCGGCATCACGATGCCGTCGCTGTCCTTCATCACCTCGCAGCCACAGACCTCCATGTCCTTCTCGTCGAGGTAGCCGAAGAAGCGCCACACGGCGAGACGGTTTTCGGTGGTCTCCTTGTTCGGGCTGCGCTCGTTCCACGTGGCGATGGCGCCGGCGATCTCGCCCCGCGGGTACGCGGTGTACTCCTTGTCGAGAAGTTCGGCGAACTGGTCGCGGAACTTGTTGAAGCCTGGTTGCGTGGACCACTCCGCGAGTTCACGCTTGCTGACCAGCATCAGTTCGAAAGTGAAGCTGGCGTCCTCGATGCACTCGACCATCTCCGGGTAGAACTTCCGGGGGTGGACGCTACGGTAGATCGGCTTGATTTCGTTGGCTGCGGTCGGCTCGTAGACGCCGCCACCGAGCGACCTGAAGCGGGTGCGCTTGGGCCTGGTGCGGAACGGGCCGGCAAGAATGCCGGTGCCGAGCATGCCGAGGTGGAAGGAGGACTTTCGGCCTTCGCGGGGGAGTTTGCACTCCGCGAACTGGTCCTTGATCACGCGGTCCATGCGGGACGCGCGCAGCTCCATGTCCTTGGCGAACGCTTGATCCTGTTCCGGATTCGAGAATGGCGCCTGCCCGGAGGAGTCCCCCGCCGGCATCGGCGTCGGGCGGATGGTGCCGGAGAGCTGCCCGCCGCTGAAGCTCATGTTGACGATGCGGGCGACCCACGTATTGGTCCGCGGCGCGGTCAGGTTCAGCGCCGGCGGGATCGCGTCGACCTCCTTGACGTCGGAGGGGACGCCCTGACGGTCGGCCTTCGCCCCGGGGGTACGGTCGAAGCCAAAATACTGTCGCTCGTCTTCGGCCATCCGGGCGTCGATTGGCGCCTTCGCCCGGATGGTCGGGTTGAGCTTCTCAGCCTCGATCCGCTTGATCAGGTCGCTGAGCTGCGCGTTGCGAACAGCCTGCAGCTCGTCTCGAACCTCCTGTGCCGCCTCCCGCATGTCCGGCGGAAGCATCTGCAGCTCCCGCGCGAACTCCTCGGGAGAGAGCCGGGCGAGCACGCCGAAGATTTCGGCGGGGTCGACCGGCGCAGGTGCGGCTACAGCGAGTTCGATGTCGACCATCACTCAACCCATGCGATCGCTGCGGCCTTGCTCAGGCTGAAGGCGGCATCGGAAAGCCCGAGCGTCGCGGTGAGCGTATAGCGGTGGTCCGCCGCAATCTGGGCGGAGGACGACGAGCCGACGAACGGCAGAACGGCTTCAGCGCTCGCGGTGAACGCGCCGGTACCAACCGTGGCTTCGGTCTGGTCGTCCTTCGAGATCATCAGGACGCCGTCCAGCTTCACCACGCCGGGAGCCGCCCAGTAGATGCGGGCCTCATAGACGAAAGCCTGGGACTCGGTGCCCGCGGAGTCGTCGCCGACCACGAGGGTGACGTCATCGTGCAGGTCGAGACCATTGTCCTCCAACAGGAACCGAACGGTGCAGCTGGTCGACGCGCCGGTGTTGTTGGTGACGGTGCCGCTGACGCGGATATGGACCACCGAACCTTCCTGCAGCTCGGCGGCCGGAACGGTCAGCGCCGCGATCTCGGTGGCCGTCGTACTCGACGGGCCGACTGCAACCGCGTCAAGGTTCTGGTCCACGCGGCGACGGCAGAGCCGCAGCGCGCGCATCAGTTCGTTCTTCTGCTGAGTGGGGAAGGACCGTAAGAAACTGATCGGGGATCCCATCGCTTATCTCCTTGAGTAAAGCCCGAAGGTCTCGGCCGGCACGACTGCCGCTCGCCCTGTCGGGATGGGTGGGGTGGTGGCGCGGTTGCGCGGAGCCATCAGGGCGTACCGGGTGGCATCCATGAGGTGATCCCGCTCCTTGATGACCTGGTTTTTCTCGTTGAACGAATACAATCTGTACTCCTCCAACCATTTCGCGCAAGTGGAGAAGACGCGCAGACGTCCTTCGTTGAGTAGCTGTGTCATCAGCTGCAGACCGGCGTACACCGACTTGTTCGCGCGGACGATCTTCAGTCCCTGCTGAGTGTAGATGTCGAGGGTCTGGTTGCCCTCCAGATCCTTGCCGGCGTAGTCGCCCACGCCGCGAATCCAGTCGCCTCGCGCCTTGATGGCCGCAGCGTGGGTCGACGGCGGCGCCTGGTGGCGGAAGTACTCGTCGTAGACGTAGGCGGTGTCGGTGTCCGGATCCCATGCGATCCACGCTGCCGCGGTGCCCGTGTTGCGGTCGCCGGTGGCGCCATAGCCGAAGTCGGCGCCGTAGAGCCGGGGCCAGTGCGGCGGGATCCGGAACGGCGGAACGACAAATGCGTCCTCTTCCACGATGAAGATCCTCCCTCGACCCGATGTCGGGATGCCGCGCATGCGCGCCTCGCGCTCAAACGGCAGCGTGTTGAGCAGGCGGCGGCGCTTCTCCTGCTCGGTCATGTGCGGGATGTCCTCCCACCCGCACGTCACCAGGACGCGGCTCGCGGCTTCCGCCAACGCATCCGGGTCCAGATCCTCCGGCGAGCGCGGCGCTGCATCCTCGTCCTCGACGTCAATCGCCCCCAGCCACGGCATGAACAGCCGCACGACGTCGGTGATGCCGGACAGTGGGGTGAACGTCAGCAGGAGGCGACCGTCGCCGGCAGTCGCGCGGAAGCGCTGCACGCACTCTTGGAAGATCGGCATTGGGCACTCTTCGTCAAGCCAGATCAACGGGATCGACCGGCCTTGGAAGGCCTTGCGCCCTTGGTCATAGCTCTTGAAATGGATGCGGGATCGCCCTCCAGACTTGTGCTTCACAACGACCCAGTCGAGGGCGCCGCCGCTGTTCGGGCGCGTCGACCACTTGACGATGTCCGCTGCCGGGATGAACCCGGTGCCGAAGTGCTCCTGCTCGCCCATCAGCACGTACTGCAGGATGTCACGGACCGTGTGGATGGTGTCGCCGGCGACCCAGATCGTAATGCCGCGCTTGAAGCGGTAGCCCTTCCACCAGGGTGGGTATCGCCCGGTCGCGTGGTAGGCGATCTCGATGCCGCCCGCCCACGTTTTGCCGGTGCCGTTGCCGCCCATCAGGCAGCGGAACTGGTACGTGGCCCCGAGCTCGTAGAGCTCCATCTGCTTTTCGTAGCGCGACCGCGCCAGGGCGCCGTGGTCAGGGTAGACCCGGTGCAGCAGTGTCCGGTTGTGGACGTAGTCGATGTTCTCGAGCAGCACCATGAACTCGGTGCGCTCGACCTCGCTCATGAAACCGAGGACGGCCGCCTGCTGGTCTTCGGGGAGCGCCTGAAAGAACGCCAGAGCCTCATCTGGCGCCATCACCACAGCTCCTTGTCACCCTCCTCCGAGGGCGTGTCCGGTTTGCCTGCTCGCCGCGTCTGCAGCGCTTCCAAGGCACGCCCCAGCAGCGCGCCGGCACGGACGGCCAGTGACGCGGTATCGCCGTCGGCGCCGTCGATGCCGGTTTCGGCGCGCTCGCCGTAGCGCTTGGGGCACCACTTCGCCAAGAGCTTGAGGTCCGTTTCGACGATCAGCTTGTCGCGCTGCCAGTCGGCAGTGCTGTCGCCGCCATCGGCGCGGCCATACCCGCGCGCAGTGGCGCGCAGGCGGTCGGCGATTGCGTCGAAGCCGCAGTCGCGCGCGACCTCGTACCGGCGTCGGAAAATCTCATCTTCGCGCAGCGCGGCGTAAAGCGCCGAGTGCGCGCTCGGGGGCATGCCTTCCGAGTTCCAGAACTCAGTCAGCGTGCGCCCGGTGCCCACCCATGTGAGCAGGCGATCGCGCATGTCGGGCTTGAGCACCAAGCTCGGCATCAGCGGAGACTCTTCATCCCGAAGTCGACGTAGACGTTGCGCGCCGCCGCGGTCGCCGACAGCGTGAAGACGTAGGTCGGGCCCCCGTCCAGTCGCAGCTGCGTGATGCTCGCGGTGAGCGTCTTGGCCGTACCGGAGCTGTCGACCACGTCAATCAGAGTGCCGCCGGACACCATCTTGATCGCGACGGTCTCGGCCGCGGCCAGGTCCGGGCTGGACACCACGATATGGGAATACCCGGCAGTGTCGAGCGGTGTGCTGCTGCTGCCGCCGTCGGCGTCGCCGACGACTATCTGAATCTGGGCCATCTCGTGCCTCCTTACGGGCTGACCGGATTGACGCGGGTGGGGGTGATCGCGGGCGGAAGCGCGGCGCGGGCGGAGGCTTCAGCGCTTTCACGCTCCCAGCGGTGCACATTGGCGAGGGTGCCCGCCAAGAACCCTTCGGCGATGCCGTCGACGATCTCCTGGGGGGTGCGCGCCCTCGACGTCGGGACTCCATTGACGTCTTCGACGACGGGGCCCTGGGCTGCGCCGCCCCACGCGAGGATCCGCGCAGCCTGGCTGTCCGGGAGATCGACCACGAAACTGTAGTTGCCGACATCGTGGCCGGCGATGACGAGTGAAATAGTTGCCATGTGGATCGCCTTCTGAGTTGGTTACAAGACCTGCACGCACTTCAGCTCGCCCACCCAATAGATGGTGGTCGCAGCCGCACCGGTGACTTCGATCTCCGCGGACTCAATGGTGTTGTTGGCGACCAGCGTCGCGTTCAGCGCCAGGGCGTTCGTTCCGTGCGCGGTACTCACGGGGGTGCTGAGCAGTGCTGTGGTGGATCCGCTGCGGTAGAAGCTCGCTTCGACCACAAACCCGACACCATCAGTGATGGACGCGCTCGGCTTTGCAGCCACCGTCGCGGTGCACATCATCACCGCCCCGTCCGGGATCACCATCACCGTGGTCGCGGCAGGGGTTCCGTTAGTCGCAAGTGACACCGGAGTCGCATCGGTGGTCGTTCGACGAACCTGCTGCGAGATCACCTGGGCGTCCCCGGTCGCGGAGCGGCGGCCCGACGAATACGCAACGGCACCTGTGAGCCCGCGCGTGGTGGACTGGTTCCCCAGCGCGACCGAGTAATTGCCGGACGCCTCCCCTTCGACCCCGAGAGAGACGGAGCCCGTCCCGCTCGCTACAGCCGTAGAACCGATGGCCGTAGAGACGAGACCGCTGGCCGTAGAGCTGACCCCTGCGGCGACGGAGTAGTCCCCGCTTGCGGTGTTGTTGTACCCGCCAGGCATCGCTGCGTAGCCGCCACTGGCGGTGTTCTGCGATCCGCCCGCGACCGTCGAATAGCCGGCACTGGCGGTGTTTCGGTTACCCCCTCCGATGGTCGAATACGTGGCTGAAGCGACCTCGGTATTCACCGAGCGCGCCCGCTGCCAGTCGGTGGAGTATGTGCCTCGGGCGTTTCCGCCTGCGGCGGCGCTATCCGGGACGTGCGCCGATAGGGCAGACGCCCCGACCGGGGACAGCGCCAGGCTGATGTTATCGGCGCCGGTGCCCGCAGTTTCTGCGGCGACCTGCATCCATGCCGATGCCGCCCCGGGGCGCAGAGACAAGCGCTCGTAGTTGCTGCCATCGGTGTAGGTGCCGTAAATTCGTAGAGACTCTGGGTCCGAGCCGCTGCGAAAGTCTAGTGCAGTGCCACCGGATGAAATTACACCGCTTGGGATGAGTACATAGTCTGCGGCGTCCAGACTTATGACTCCCCCGGAAATAGTTAGTTGGCCTTCTGCGCTTGAAGAAATAGTTTCATTGCTAGACGCATCACCGATTGCAACGGTCCCATCTACGGCAAATATCCCATTGATGTCGAACGTCAAAACCGAAACGCTGTCTCGCTGTATGTCGAGTAGTTTACTTTGTGAAACGCTTGCTGCATCCGTGACATTGAGCTTAAATGCAGTGAACGTGACCTCGCTATTGTTCCACGTCTGCGTCAGATCGAGCACCGGGTCGGACGCGGTGACGGTGCCGCCCGTCTCGACGTAGGTCTTGATCGCAGCGGGGGTTGTCTTGACCGTTGCCGCCGACTGCACCGCAGGGATCGCCTCGGTGCCCGCGAGCGTCGTGCCCGCCGGCAACGCCGAGATGGCGACGTCCGCAGCCTGCAAGTACGGCACGCCGAACAACACGGTGGCTGCGGCGGCGAGAAAGAAGTTGCGGATGTGCTTGGTCATCTGTTACTCCGTTACGATGTAGTCGCCGGACTCGGTGACGAGCCAGTCGCCGCCCTCGGTGAGGATGCCGTTGCCGGTCGGGCCGCCGCCGGCGGCCTCGGGTGCGGTCGGCAGAGGCAGCGCCAGTCCGCGCCGGACCAGTGAACTGGCGACACTGCCGAACAGGTTGTCGCAGTCGTCGCTCACCCCGGCACCGCTCGCACGCGGGCGATGTAGCGGTCGAGGCGCGGACGGCCCTTGGCGGCCCAGAAGGCGTCGAAGACGTCATCGGCCATGCCCAGGCCGACGGCCACGTAGCGGAGCTTCGCCACGAGCGCGATGCGCTTGTCGTCGCCGCCAAGGGTGTCGTCGATCATCGGGCCGAACAGATCCGCCGCGTCGGCGAGGTCCTTGATCGAGCCGACCAGAATCGACTCCTCCGGCTCCCACCGCTCCGCGGCGTCGCCGAAGTCGCGCAACGTCTCCGCCCACAGGCGGGTGCGCGTGGCGAGTTGGCGCGGATCCGGCAACGCACGGATCAGCATGTCGACCTTGCTGCGACGGCCGAAGTGCTTCTTGAACCACTCGATCATTGTGCCTTCTCCATGTGTCGGCGAACGCACGCAGCCAGGTCGCGGTACTGCGCCATCAGCTGCGCCCACGGGCCTGTTTTGGCCTCGGTGTCCTCGACCATCGCATCCTTGCAGGTGGTTGCGCTAGCGTCGGCCGGCTGCGGAGGCTCGGGGGTCTCGCAGTCGACCCTGACGTAGACCCGCTCAGTCCGGGCGACGGGCGTCGGGGAGTCCAGCGTTGCGGACTTCTTCGACGGCACGCTGCCGCACGCTGCGCACAGCAGGACTGAGCACGCACAGAGATAGATCCAGCGCATCGAGCGCCCTCGTCAGTTCGCCGCCGATGTCAATTCGGCGCCCGGCGTTCGCCTTCATCCACGTCGCGAGTTCCTTCTGAGCCGCGAGGGTCTCTGCGGCGCTGGCGACGTCTTCCGCAGCTCGCGCTGCGGTGCTTTTGACCTCGTCCTGGAGCTGCACGATGACCTCGTCCTTCGCCTTCAGCTTGTCAGCTGCGGCGTCCACCCCGGCTTGCAATCCGCCGACGTAGACGCCCGCGCCAAATACCCCGCCGAAGATCAGCAGGACACCGAACGTGCCGAGGAACCAACGGAACACGGCTACTCGCTCCGGCCGGCCAGTGCCCGGCGCATTTCAGAGAGGGTGGAACCCCGCGCCACGAGGGCGTCGTGGGCTGCCGCGCAGAAGTCGCGACGCTCCACAAGACCGTTATCGCCTCCGTTGATCGCCCGAGAGGCTCCGTCCACGTCCCACCGGTCGGCGTACGCATTGAGTTTTCGCGTGTCCCAGAAGTATGCGGTCACCATTGCCGCGTAGCGGCGAGACGTCCGCAAGAGGTCAGGGTTCTCGACGAAATCGACGCCGAGGTGGTCGCTCGCGCCTCGGAAATTGGCCAGGCCGGTGAGCTGGGGCAGCCCGGATCCGCGGTAGTCCCACCCGTCGTTGGTGCCTGGCCGGTTGCCGTTGCGTCCGTTGTAGACGTGGTTGGCGATCGCCGGCTGATCCGCCGGGCGCAGGTCGCTGCGCGCGTGCGCGGCGACGAGCTGCGGCTTGTCGCGGTAGTACTTGCCGAACACCTTGAGCAGGCGCGGCGCGTCGTAGTTGAACGACTCGGCCAGGCGCTTGAACCCGCCGGACTCGTGCCGGCACTGGCCCAGCCACAGCGCCCACCGCTGCGGCGTGTTGAGCCCGCAAGCCTGGCCCGCCTCGTTGACCGATGGTGCCCACACCGTGGCGGAGTCCAGGGAGATACCGACCGCGCGCGACAGGGTTTCGGGGGAGATCTTCAGCAAGGTCATTTCTTCCGCCTCTTGGCGCGCCACGCTTCGATGGCCTCCCGCAACAGCGGGCCAGCTTCTTCGACCATGATCCACGCCAGGAACGCCGCGATGCCAGATGCGGCGAACGCGTGCCACCACTCCGGAGTTGCGTCAGCCTTCGGGATCCGGGCGATAGCGAAGGGGGCAAGCACCAGGCCGCCGAAGAAACACATTGCAAACCGGGCGATGCGTTGCATCCAGCCGCCCCGCTTCAGATGCAGCCCACCGAGAACGGCGCCGATGATGGTCCCGGCCACGCTCCATGTGTAGAGCGCCTGCTCCGGCGGCATCGTGTGCTCCCCGACCTGGGCGAACCCGTACGCGAAGGCGAACGCCAACAGCGCTTCGGTCTTGCCCATCGGCGTGGCGCTGACACCCTTGGCCGCGCTCATCGCCGCCGCGCCCACGGCGCTCCGCCTCCATCGGCCGATCATGGATCAGCGTCCGAAAACGCGAAAACGCAATGCCGGGGCCGGCGTGCACGCGTATGGAGACCGGCTGGCGATGGTATCCACCCGGTTCCATGTCTGGGAGACGCCTCCCCCGTTGAGGATGCCCGACGGATCGCCCCCGATCCCGACCGAAAGTGTAGTCGAGGTGTACGTTCGAATCCCGAAGTACTCGGTGGTGAACGAATCGGGCACGGCTAGCCACGCGCCGCCGTACGCGACGTAGACGCCCGGGAGCGTGGCGGCGCCGGCTTTGTTCGCGACAGCCCCGAGACCCCGCGGATCAAAGGGGAGTGCGAAATCCTGCGGACACTGGCCGTTGGGGGTGAAAATCGTCGCCAGGACCGAAGTCGCGAGGCCATCGTACCAGCGCAGGCAGTCCGCCTGGACATTCGTCCACTGCGGGGCGACGTAGCGGTAGAGCTCGACCCGGCAAGCGCGCTCGGGGGTCAGATACGCCCCCGACACCGAAGAGGGCAGAGGCTCGCCGGCGTTCGCCGAGCGGGCGAGGATCAGGAGGGCCAGGCCCGCCAGCCAGGCCAGGCCCGCCAGCCAGGCAAGAGACAGCCCGATGAAGAGGTTTCGGAAATTGCGGAGTTCGCGCGGCTGCATGGCAAGCCCTTCGGTAGTGGAGGCGCGGCTAACCGTAGCCTCCGCCGGCGAGCGGCGTCAACGAAAAAGGCCCGGGGGTTGCCCGGGCCGAGGTGTCGCTTGGGATGCATGTGGCGTCAGCCTATCACGGTTTCCGCGACGCCGCCCGCTCCTTGCGCCGCTGGTACTGGATCTGGGCGGCCACTGCCGACGGCGGGCGGCCGATGGTCGAGGCGATCTTTTCGATGGCGGGCGTGACCCGGCGACACGGCAGCCCCCGGGCGAGATCCATCAGGCGAGTCACCTCCACCGTTGTCCAGTGATACCGGGTACCGGAGAGCGTGAGGCCGAGCAGACTGGTTCGGTTGTACACCTGCCCCCGGGTCCGGCCTGGGAGCCGACGCAGGATCTCCTCCATCGGCTGTCGCCGCTTGACGGCGTCCTTCAGGGCGTCGATCTCTTCCGAGGTCCAGCGTTTCCACGAGCGAGGGGCTTTGGTCGGCCGATCAAGGAACGCGGCGAGGCCCTTCAACCCTCGCCGGAATCCGTAGCGAGATCGTTCGGCGTCTGCGGGTGTCGGTGAAACAACATCAACGTACGCCGTGCGCTGGTCATCACTGTAGTGGCCGACTAGGGACGCACCAGTCTCAAGTGGGTGTGTCGCGTCGGCCTGCGTGACCATAACGTCGATGACGCTCTCGGGAATTTCCACAACACAAGCGCCGTCCGCGGCGCGCCAAAATCGGCAGTCGATCATGGGTCGCTCGTCTGCCTCTCTAGAACCTTGGCCGAGACGTGCCAGGCACGTGCCCGGCGCCACCCTCCCTCACGAAATCGACTCGACTTCACGTTCATGACACTCCTTTTGAAACAGGGCGGGCGAATGTCGCTGACGGCTTGGTTCCCATCGAAGTAACCGTCAGCTGCAGCACCGCTTTGACTCTAAAACTGGCGTCGGGCGAGAGACGTGCTCGGAGATTTTAGCGCTCTACCGACTGAGCTACAGAGCCTCGCGGCCCTGGCGGGACTCGAACCCGCGACCTCTCGATTAGCAGTCGAAGTACCCGAACACTGCAGCACCGACGGTTCACAAACTAGCAGTGCTACTGGGGCGCAGCAATACTGCAAGATTGAGTAGTGAACCAGCGACACCCCTCGCAGCGCCACCCCTCCAGCTGCGGCACCGGGACGGCGCGGTCGCCGGTGTGCCAGGCTCGGCACTCCTGGCTCATCCGGTGCGGGATCCACCGCAGCAGGATCTTGCCCCGCCGGTAGCCGGCGCGCACCCACAGCCCGGCATAGGGCGGCCGGTTGTAGCAACGCGGGATCAGCCCGACGCTTTGCCGCCACAGTTCATCGGCCCGCTCGCGCAGTTTGTCCCAGTCGGTCGGAATCATGCCCGCTTCCCCTTGAACATCCGAGTGTGCAGCCGCTTCCCCGCTGCGCTGTTGAGTTTGTGCAACCGGCCGACAGGGGCGCAGAGCTTCTCCCATGTCCGGATCCCGTGCTGCACCAAGCGATTCAGCACGGTGTCCCGTTTGAGCTTGGGCGCGAGAGAGGCGACCCTGTCGGCCACCTCCCCCGCGGTCAGTTGCTCGCCTTCGATGGTGTAGCGGTGTTCAGGCGGGCGTGCCATCGGCGGCACCCTCCTCGGACAGTGCAGGTTCAAGGGGGCCGAACAGCAGCGGATAGCGGATCGCCTGTTGCCACCGCCGCCATCGCCCGAGGTCTTGGTCGAAGGTGGCGCTGCGCTGGGTCCACGGCGGCGCAGCACTGATCCAGTCGGCCAGCCATTGCGCTCGATACATCGCGACCCGATCCACGTCCTCCTGGGTCGGTGGGGAGGGCTCGTCCTTCGGCGTGCAGGGCTCGCGGTAATTGTCGTAGTGGCGCGCCTGCTCCGCCATCATCCGGAAGAGCTGCCACAGGGTGGCCCTGTAGGCCGCGTAGGCCTTCGTCGTGAACGTCACCGGCTGGCCGAGCTTGCGCTTCCACACCAATGACAGGGTGCCGGCGGCGCTGTCGCTCTTCGGCCGCAGTCGGCCGCGCTCGATCTGCACGCGGAGGTTGCGACGCAGCGCCAACGAGAGGCGGTCGCAAGTGTCCACAGCCGCGATCAGCTCGGCCTTCTCGGCGTCGGCCGCCTGACGCAGCGCCTCACGACGCTTGCGCGCGTCCTCCTGCTGCCGGCGGCGCTGCGTCTTCGACTCCTGCTTCAGCACCGCGTGGGCGAAGTTGTAACCTTCGGCGTAGGCGTGATCGAAGTCGTAACCTTCGGCGTAGACGTGATCGAAGAGCGAGGAGGCCATGCGGTGCTGGTAGCCGCCGCCATAACGGTCCGTGGCGTGGATGCGCAGGTGGCCACCGAAGTCCTGGATCACCAGTTGACGCTCCACAGCGGTCTGGCGCAGCGCGTCATCCCAGCCACGGCGAAACGCGGCGGAAGGGTCTTTGCGCCCCGCCCTCTGCGCTTCTTCGTGCGCCCGCTCCAGCGTCAGCACCTCGGCCGCGATCTGTGAACCGCGGCAGCGCGCCACACCGGGAACGACCGACCAGGTGTGCGTGCGCCCGTGCCGGTCCTTCACGCTGACGATCAGCCCCCCGCGCACCGCCGTCAGGTGCAGCTCGCGCTTCCCTGGCGCAAGCCCAGCCTTGAACGCCTGCTCGAAGGCCCGGCCGACAGCAGGCCAGTCAACGGGGGCCGGCTTCGCGGCGAGCTTCTGCGCGAGGGTCTGCCGGGCGAGCTCGACCCCACCCTCCTCGCTGACGTTCCAGGTCCTCGGGCTCCACGGTACGCCGGGCACCGGCGCGATCGGCGCGATCGGCGCGATCGGCGCGATCGGCATCGCGTCAAAACGTCTCCAGAAGGCCTCACCCGTGCACGGCTGCGATGCCTTCGCCTTACGAGCCTCCTCGGCGCGCAACTCCAGCTCCAGGGTCGCCAGGGCGTTCCACGCTGCGTGCGCCGCGTGACGCAACCCCGACTCAGCGTCGCGCTCGCCCGGCGGCATCGGCAGCAGGTGGCGCATCAGCGCCTCCCGGTATCGGGTCTCTTTGTCCGGCACCAAGAGCCAGTTGCCCGGCGCGTACTTCCGGGCGCCGTACTCGGCTACCTCGATGACCGCGTTGATCGCGCGGGCCATGTCGGTCAGAACCAAGCTCGGGCGCACCTTGCCGGTGTCGTGCTTGACCCCTGCCGCCCCGGCAGGGGTGTCCTGTTTCTCGTTCATCGTGCTCTCCTGGAGCGGTGAAGGATGTGCGGGCGACGGTGTAGCCGGGTCGCCGGCGGTTGATATTAGCACTGCAACCGTTTCGCGCTGCAACCGCGCGTCAGCAAATTAGCGCGGAACTTAAAATCCACGCGCTCTGCGCGCCTGAAGCCCGGTGAAGGGTTTGCTGAAGGATCAGTGAGGATATGCCGCAGGTCGGAAATATTCATGTAAGTCGTTGACTACGCTAGGGAAAAACGCCGGATGTTGAGGTTTGAAGGAATCACACTCCTATCCCCCCTAAGAAATCGAAGAAAAATCGCTGAACGAATGCTGAATGGCTGAACGAATGCTGAACAACACGCTACTACTGCTAATCTCTATTCACTATCCGTTCATCGTATAAATCTTCAATCCCCCTATAGAACATAAAAAATACATCCTTCATATCCTTCACCCTCTCAATTCATCAAGCTTTTCAGCGACTTAGCTAGAGGGTGTGAGCCCGATTCACATCCTCTAGCCATCCTTCAGCGGATTCGCAAAGCCTTCATTCAGGCTGCCGCACCTTCAGGTGCCACAGCCGAACCCCGTAGCTCTGCGCCCCGCGCCGGATCTCCATCCCGCGCACCGGCCGGTCTTTGTAGCGCGACAACCATTTACCCAGAGCCTTGGTTGTCAGCGGGCGGCCTCCGCCGATGGACCGCCAGGCCTCGTGCAGCCGCTCCGCCGCCTCCTCGCGTAGTTCACCGTCCTTCTCCGCCCCCGGCGGGATCCCCTCCCGCGTCGCCCGGTTGCCGCGGTCGAGAAGCTCGGACGCGGTGACCGCGCCGGTGCCGAAATACGCGCGCCAGGACTCCAGTACCGTCGTCAGCATTTCGCGCTCCGGGTCTTCGTCCGCCGCGCGCTCGGTCACCAGCACCGGGTCCGGCATGCCCAGCCACGTCAGCGAGTCCCGCACGAGGTAGCCCCACTGACCGTACGACGACCACAGCCCTGATCGGCCGTCGTGCAGCCGGATGCGCGCCCTGGCGATCGTCAGCACGTCGTTGACCAGCTCTTCCCGGCGTGCCGCAGCCTCGCGCACCGGGTCGGTGTCGAAGTGCCTCCGCTCCGGGTGTTCCATCCCTGCGTTGAGCGTGCAGCGCAGCACGCGCCTGGTCAGGTCGCCATCGATCACGACGCCGTTGCCCGTGCCGAGGATCAACGAACGGCACGGGGTCGGGTGTTGCCCGGTCGAGCCCAGCACGCGCAGCGACACTTCAGGCTCAGTCAAGGCGGAGCAGAGCAGCGACCCGCGCAGGCCGACGTCGAGGTTGTCGAGCAGGATCACCGGCTCGCCCTGCAGCAGCGCACCGGTCAGCACCTTCGTGTTCTCCTCATCGTTGCGCGACCACTCGATCGCCCGGCCGGCCGTGCCGGTCGCCAGCACCGCGGCGACGTGCGCGAGCTTGGACTTGCCCGTGCCCGCTGTCGGCGCGGTGTAGACCGTCATCGGGGCGCGGTCCATCGACGCGCGCAGGACCGCCGTCATCATCGTGGCGATGCCCACCGACTCGTCCTCGGGGGTCGCCCAGGGGAACGTACCAACCAGTCCGCGCAGGCGCGCCAGCGCAGCCTCGGCATCGGCGCGCGTGAGCTCCTCGATCGGTGCGGGCCATTCGGGCGGCAGCGCCAGCAGCAAGCGCGTCGTCGGGTCATAGCCCGGCCGCGCCACCACGCGCCCGTCGCCGAGCAGGATCGGCACCAGCGACAGCCCAACGAGCTGCGGCAGCACGCGCGCGCGCTTGTGGGCCAGCACTGCGTCAGCCAGCAGCACCGGTGCGCCGATGCGGCGCCATTCGCCCGGCGCAGGCGACTGGTACCACTTCCACCATGTCGCCGACTCCTCCAGGTCCAGCTGCAGGTCCACCCGCTCGACGATCGACAGCGACACCGCGCCCTCGGGCCTGCGCAGCTGGTCGTCGGTGCTCCACGTCTCGCCGGCTTCGGAGGCGTCGCCGGTGCTGCTGGCGTGCGCCCGTACCAGCGTCGTGCCGCGCACGTAGATGCCGCGCTCGCGGTTGCGCAGCGCCAGCTCAGCCCGGGCGACGACCTTCGACAGCTCGCCCGGCTCCCAGCGGATCTGAGGCCTGGGCGACTCGGCGGGCGCCGGCACCTCGAAGTCGTCGACCTCCTCCGGCTCGTCGGGCAACGGCTTGAACTCGTCCTCGGGGATCGGCACCGGCTCTTCGATGCGCCCAGACAGCAGACCGCTGCGCACCGTCGCGTGCGTCTCGCCAGGCGTCAGCCCGGCGTCGAGGCCGGCGGCGATCATCGCCTCCTCGATCTCGTCGTCGGTCAGGGCGTCGATCTTCGCGGCGTCCTTGGTCGCCCGGAACAGCATTCCGTTGCGGTCCCCGCGCTCCGCCTCGATCACCCGGTGCGCGCATTGCTGCAGGTGCAGCAGCGCGCCCGGCGGCGTCTCCATCGACAGCGCGTCGGCGCGCGCGGCCAGCTGCTCCGGCGACATCTCGCGCCGGGGCCGGTCCTCAGTCGGCGAGGTGCCCACCAGCAGCGCGTCCACGCAGGCGGGGAACCCGCGCCCGCGCAGCACCTCGGTGCCGACAGCGAGCGGGGTGAACAGCGGGTTCTCGGCGTTGTCCATGCCGGCGTCCCACTTCACCTCGCAGGGCTCGGACAGCAGCGCGGTGCGCGTGTCGGCGCGCGCCCGCAGCGACCGCGACACCCGGATCCCCTCGTCGCGGTCGACTTCACGGTCGAGCTCGACCAGGACGCGGATGCGTGGCTTCGCCGGGGTGTGGGAGGCAGTCGTGTGGGCGACGTACGACAGCCCGTGGAACATCTCCGCGATCGCCGCCTTCCACGACATCTTCACCCCCGACGGCAGGCCGCCGTCGATGTCGTGGGCGACCCACCGACGCGGCTGCACGCAGTCCTTGCACCGGTGCCGGCGGCCGACGATGTCCGGCACCCGGCCGGCGTGCTTGGCATCGTCAGGCGCCATCCCCACCGGCCCGCAGATCCACTGCATCCCCTTCGTCGGCGCCGTGTCGGCCAGCAGCGCGTTGGCGAAGGCCTCCCAGGTCGGGGCGACCATCACCACCGGGTTGTTGTCCGTCTTGCTCTTGCCGCGCGCGTAGCGGATCGGCGCGCGATTGATGCTCGGGTCAGTTGCCAGAGCTTTGTCGTGTGGCATATTATGTCCTCGCCGACTCTCAAGCGCCGGCACTTCGATGTAGGGACGACCCTCTAGCCCGCGGCGACCACCGCGGGCTTTTTCTTGCTCGGCGGGCCATTGCCGCCAGCCTCCTTCTCCGGCAGCACTTCGCGGACGCGGATCCACTCGCTCCAATCGCCCTGCAGCGCAGGGGTGATGGGTACCATCCACGGACCACCCAGGCCGGTTGGAAGCAAGGCCTTCGCGTCGCGCTGGTTCATGCTCCGCCCTCCCCTTCAGCCGCTGCCGGCGGCGCCTCGATCGGTCCGTGGCCGCGCGTCTCGCGACCGCCCGCCCGCGCGATCAGGCACGCGTCGCAGGTGCAGCCCTCCTCCTCGACGATCGCCCGGGCCAAGCCGCGGTGCTCCTGCATGTCCTCGCGCAGCGCGCCCAGGCCGCCGGCTCCGTAGATGTGCCGCAGCGCGCCCTCGACGGCGTAGCCCAGCTGCCGGATCGCCGCCCCGGCCTGCGTCAAGCGCATCCGCTCGCGCGGCCCCAGCTCGACCAGCTTCGAGCCCACAGTGCCCGCGAGCCGAAACGCGGTCAGCGTGGCGTCGTGCAGCTGCTCGACCAGCTTGAGGGTGTCTTCGGGCTCGGCGTACAGGCCCCGCGCACGGGCGTCGGCGATCGCCTCTTCGATCGACAGCGCGTCCTCGACGCCGCCATCGCCCGGGCCGGGCACACTCTCGGGCGCCACGCTGGCGCGGTTCATCAGTCCCTGGATGGCTTCCAGGGCTTCGTCGGTTTGTCGGTCTTTCACGGGCTACTCCACGATGCGATAAAGGTCGCTGGCCTGCACCGCCATGCGGCGCGCCAGTTCAAGGTCGCTGGTGATGGTGTCCAGCGTAAACGGGCCAAATCGACCCCACCAGTAGTCGGGACTCTTGAGGTCCAGGAACTCCCAGCGAGTGTAGAACCACGACCACCGGCGGACCCGGTAACGGCCGATGCCGGTGAGGACGACGTGCGGGCGTCGGGTGAAAACCAGTTTCAGTGTGGTCCACAGGGCGGGGGTCTTCACTTCTGCGCTCTCCAGTACAGGTCGCCGGACGGCGCCCGGATCCAGTCGTAATCGGGCCGAAGCTCCTCGGGCGTGATCGTGATCCCGATGCGGGCGCCGGCGGAGATGAGGCGCTCGACCCACGACGGCGGGATCCGGCGCTGCCCGGCGGCGATCTGCCAGACCAAGGCCGGCGCGACGTCGATGGCGCGAGCGAGGGCGCGTTCGCCGCTGCAGGTGCGGCGCTCGGAGTACCACGCCAGCAAGGAAACGAAGGCGCGAGGGGGTGCGTGCTTTGGGGGCTTGTTCATGCCGTCAAATTAGCAGTGCAAGCGCCCGCAGCGGAAGAACACAAAAGTTGTGTAGGGGTGTTGACACGTACTCAGGACTTGAGTATTATGGCCTCACGGTGATCGAAACGACACCGGCGGCCTCCGGGCCGGAGGGACGGGCGGTCAGAGCCCCGGTCCTCGAACACCCTCCGGGGTGGTGCTCTCTCCCAACTCATGGACGTAGTGCTAGCCCGGGACATCACATGGGAAGTCCTGGGGCGACGCGAAAGCCAGAAACGGCTGAGACAGATGGAGAAGTGCGACACCGGAAGAGATCAAGCAGGGTGGCTCGGCAGGCACTGCGGGCCGCCCTACTGGATCGACACCAAGAGGAGAGTGACATGCGCAAGATGAATCGAATCGCCGCCGGCTCCGGCGTCTATCGCTGCCGCGTCTGCCACGGGCGGACCCGCCGCACCGACCAGGACGCCGCTCAGATCGGCCTGTGCGCCGAGTGCTTCGAGCTCGCCGGCGACGACAACATGCACAACGACGACGGCACGGTGCCGACCGCTCGCCAGGCGGTCCACTACGCCGAGCTGCTGTTCCGCATCAGCCGGCGCGAGGGCGCCGACGCGCAGCGGGCCAAGGACGCCAACGGGTATTGCTTCCCGACCGCGACGAAGCCGCGGGTGCGGTGGAACGGGGAGGCCTGGCGGTGACCTGAGGAGACTATGGCTGCATGCAACCGGACCCGCGGTGGTCGGAGTATCAGAAGGACGCCTACCTGCGCGGCTGGCAAGACGCACGGGCGCAGAG